CGGCAAAATTTGGGCCTTGAATATCCAAGGATTTGAAGGGACCGAAGATTTTTACACATACGAACTTAAGTAACTGCATCATTCCGAGCCATGAAACTCTACCTCTGCGAGGGTTACGACCCTCTTTTCGGCCCAATTCGCGATCTCGTTCGCGCCGCCTCCCTGACTGAGGCCAATGCTAAATTCTTAAGCAAACACGGCATCCCGTCCATCCACACCAACCCAACTAAAATATGAGCGCGATTGAATTTCTAATCACCTACAGCATCGCCAGCGCAGCGATGTTTGCCGGCGGCTACCTGATTGGTCGCACCAAAGCGCAAACCGAGGCGGAGCGCATCCGTCGCTGGTGGTATAACAGGGACAACCGATGATCGCCCTAGACCCCGGCACAACCCACACCGCGTTCGTCCAGTTCGACAACGGTCTCATTATCGACCACGGCCACCTTCCGAACGCAGAGATCAGGCAAATCCTGATCGGACGCGAATACAACAGCGTGGCCTGCGAGATGATCGCCAGCTACGGAATGGCGGTCGGGGCTTCGACCTTTGAAACCTGCGTATGGATCGGACGCTTCATCGAAGTGGCACGCACCGAGGTGCGGCTCTGCTACCGCAAGGACATCAAGATGTATCTCTGCGGCTCCATGCGAGCCAAGGACGCAAACATCCGCCAGAGACTTATCGACATTTTCGGACCGCAAGGAACGAAGAAACAGCCGGGGAAAACCTTCGGCATTAAATCCCACACTTGGGCGGCTCTGGCAGTGGCCGTTTACGCTGCCGAAACAAATACAAAATACAAATGAGACTAAATAGGCTGCGAGATTATCAGTCAAAGATTTTAGAGGAGTTTAAGTTGGCAAGGCTAACACATAACCGTATTGTTGTGGCTTGCCCTACCGGATCGGGTAAAACTATTCTTGCCGTTGATGGCATTATCCCGCTTCTTAGTGGGCCGATTGCATGGGTGACGCATAGATCCGAGTTGGCTGAACAAATCCGCTGCCACAAATGCCCTGTGCATGTTATCATGGCTCAAACTCGTGAGCCTGTGCATGGATATAAGTCTATCATTATAGACGAGGGGCATCATGTCGCTGCCAACAGCTATCAGAAAATTATCCGCCAAAATCCTGACGCTTTGATTGTGTGCCTAACCGCTACCCCTTACCGTATGGATGGTGTTGGCCTCGGTGCATGCGGATTCACAAAAATAATTGTCGGGCCAGACATTTATGAGTTGACCCAGATGCGCTGGCTAAGTCCTGCTAAAGTTTTTGTTCCCGCATCTGAGAGGCAGGGGGCATGGGAACCTCAGGCAGCAATTCAATCGATGCTCAAACACAAGTTTTCGCGCGCGCTTGTGTATTGCCACAGGATTAAAGCGGCCCAAGAAATGGCGCAAATACTCAGCGAGAGCAAAATCCCTGTGGGTGTTGTGACTGGTGATATGGACTTACAAGAGCGCTCTAAAATAGTTGCTCAATTTGCAAAAGGTAGAATTAAAGTCCTTCTAAATCATACTATATTCACCGAAGGAAACGACATCCCCGCCATTGATATGGTAGTCCTTAATCGCCTCACACATAGTCGTTGCCTGTGGCGCCAAACAACAGGCAGAGGGCTGCGACCTTCGCCTAAAAAAACTCATTGCATCGTGCTTGACTTAGCGGGGAACGCACTCCTGCATGGAAGCATTTACGACAAAGAAATTTTCAGCCTGCAAGGATCGGTTGAAACAACAAATGCTCGGGAATGTCCGGGCGAAATAGAAATAGAAAAAGAAACGGAAACAGAAACAGAAAACCTAAACAAAGGAGAAACATTAAAATTATGGACACCCAAACCAAAGCCAGTGAAAATCATCGAGAACTTACAAAAACTGAGATCGATCTCGCTGCTGCGCAGATCAAAGACAGATTTTATCGCCTGCTAAATTGCCAGGATGACATCGTAAAATCTTGGAACTTATCAAGTGATCTAGGTGAAGACATCATCGACGATGAGGAGTCTGATCAGGCACATGAGCGCAGGTTCAGAGCAAAATATGACATTCCAGAAGACGTTTCTTTATTCTCTGAGTGCGATTCACGATTGGCAAAAGAGGTCGAGCAATGGATTAAACCTTTTGCAGCTGGCCAACTTACAGAAGAATTGATTCGGCTTGAAATTATTTCTATGGCAATGGAAATGGATGAATACGATTACGCGTGGGTCTTTCTTGGTATTCATGCAAATTTTTATGACAAAGAAAACGGAATTGATATCAAAGATGCTGACAAGGAGATTATTGAAATCGGGAGTCGGTCAAAAATTAAATCTCAAGCGTGCAGGCGCTGGCAGGCTTGGCATGATGATGTCTTGAGAAATGTAGTCGTAAAAAGCCATTGGAAATCTCGCGGTTATAAATATAATTCAGAGATGTATGAAGAGGATTATAGAAATCTTGAAGACCTTTATAATAAGGCAAAATTACAATCTTCACAAATAAGCGATCCTTATTGGGAGAAGGTTGATGCGACTCGAAAAGCAAAGCATCCTCTTCCTAAAAATTGGGAGAAGCAAGTTGCAGATGCACAAGAATTACACATGAATAATTGCCACTGGCAAGATTACAAAAGGAAATAATCTCCGCAGTAAAACAACAAAAACAAAAGAAAAATAGAAATGAAAATACAACTTGCAACAAAATATGAAGATAATGCCTTTAAAGAATTCGAGGCTGCCCCAGCAACAATATTTACGGTAAAGTTTTTAATTGAAGAATTAAATAAATGCAATCCAGATGCTCCCGTAGCTTTTAAAAGGTGGGAAGATGATTCCCACACATACCTTTCAGGCATTACACAGCGTCAGTTAGTATTAATCGACGACGGACAGGAATATATACTGTCAAGAGATGATGAATCAGATGATTCTGAATCGTATCCAGTAATTTTTTTAACAGAATAAAAATATGAAAATAACAAAAGGCAAACAACAACGCGCCCAGCGCGTAGTTCTCTACGGCGTTGAGTCGGTCGGCAAATCGACCTTCGCAGCGCAATTCCCGAACCCTCTCTTCCTCGACATCGAGCAGGGCACGAGCCACCTCAACGTCGATCGTTGCGATATCAGCAGTTGGAAACAACTCACGGAGTCATTAGTCGAGGCCAAGACCACCGACTATCATACCATCGTTATCGACTCGGCTGACTGGGCAGAGCGCCTGTGCGTCGAGGACTTGCTGGCGACCAGCAAGAAAACCAGCATCGAGGACTTCGGCTTCGGCAAAGGCTGGGTGATGGTGGCAGAGCGCATGAGCCGCATGTTAGCCAGCATCGACACGCTGATCGATGCCGGCAAGAATGTCGTGCTGATCGCACACAGCAAGATCGTTCGTTTCGAGGCACCGGATGCTCTCGCAGCATACGACCGATACGAGCTAAAGCTGTCCAAGCAATCCTCGCCATTGCTCAAAGAGTTCGCAGACGAGCTGTGGTTCTTGCGCTTCAAAACCAAGGTCTCGACCACCGACACCGGAAAGGGCAAGGGCATCGGCGGCAAGGAGCGGATCTTGCTAACGACACACAGCGCGGCCTACGACGCCAAGACCCGCAGCGGTCTCGCGGAGGAGTTGCCGCTCGAATGGACCAGCGTCTCGCACCTGTTCCCGATTGCAAAGGCGGCACCAGTGACGGCACCGGCACCAGTTACAGTCGTCAAGATCGAGGATTGGACAATCGAGGTCGCCAAGCACGGCGAGGCGGCAACAGCGTTCCTCCGGGCTAAAGATCAGATCAAAGCTGATCAGGATTGGACAGAGGCATCTGACCGAGTGCTCGAACGCATCCGACAGGATGTGCCAAAGTTCTTGGCTACGGTAGCGGCATTTCACGAGGAGGCGAAATGAAGGAGCTATCACCAAGCATGCTGCCGAAACTCGAAGGCTGTCCGGTCTACGTCTCGCAGTGGACGACGAGTCCGGCAGCGGAGCGCGGGACGCGAGTCGATCGGTGGATACGCGACCGCATCCACATCGTGATGGATCAAGAGCCTATGCCGGAAGACGAAAAAGAAACTGTGATGTGGGGGGTCCACAAACTTCTCGAATTGGCCGGCGACCACGACATCGAATGCCGCGAGACGCATCTTGCTATGTCCGTCCCTGCCTTGAGCAAGGTCGGCACCGCAGATGCGCTATGCGTTGACGGTGGGTGGCTGGCAGACATCAAGACGGGGCAGGTGCGGGACTATCTCGCTCAGGCTGCAGCCTACTCGTGGGCCTGTATGGAGCGATACTTTGCCGACTACTGGGTGGCGCATATCATCTATGTGGATCAGCGGCTCGTCCGCACCTACGAGTTTACGATCGAGGAGGCTGAGAAGATAACACGGAGAGCGATCGACCGCGCAACGTGGGTTCACGCGAAGCCAACGCCCTGCGAATACTGCGACTGGTGCGCGAACAAGGACACTTGCAAGGCGCTGGTCGTTCAGAGCAAAGCGGCGCTTGCCGATGTCAGCTCAGTCAACGGCGACTCGCTGGCAATCATACGCGACCGCATACTTGCCGACCCTCGTCAGCACGAGGACTTCGTGAGCCGCTACAAATTCTTTGTGAAGGAATTTGGCGAGCCGCTCACAGATGCACTCCGTGCTCGTCTGGATGCAGGAGAGAAGATCGACGGATGGGCACTCACCAACCCTAAAGATCGGCAATATATCGAGCCGGAGACGGCATTGATGGTCGCTGGTCAACTCGATCCGGAAACCGCATTTCTCGCTGGGGGCGGGAAAATGTCGGCAGATAAATTTCTCGAATTTGCACAGGAGTTGCAAATCGAGAATCCCCACAACCTGGTTAAAAGCGCTCCAGGAACAAAAGCAATGCGCCAAATCAAAAGGAAAAACTAAAATGCCAACATACAAATCAAGCGAACTAAAACAGGCCGGACTCTACTTTGTGGAGCCTGGCGTTTACAAAATGGAGGTTGCGAGTGCGATCGACAAGAAAAGTCAGAACGGAAATGCGATGATCAAGCTCGTCTGCAAAATCCAGATGCCGGACGGATCCGCAGGCCCAGAGGTCTGGGACCACCTAGTATTTACTGCCAAGGCCGCGTGGAAGATCGATCAATTCTTGGCATCCATCGGACGGGCTACCGTTCCCGGAGAAGATGTCGATGTCGATGCCATCGACTTGATCGGAGCCGTCGGCGTGGCCCTGATCGGCGAGGAGCCGGGGCAGACCAACCCCGACCACAAATTCAATAAGATCGAGCGTTGGATTTTCGGAGACGAGCGCGAGCAGTTTTTGGGTGGGACGTCCAAGCCTGTCGCGAAGAAACAACCTGTCGCAACGGCAGCAGCAACGGCAGCAGCAACGGCAGTCGAAGACAACGACGAGATCCCGTTTTAACCTAAAGCGCAGATGCCGGGGCGCGGCGGGATACGCGCAGGATTTTAACCGATATGAAATACGACAACGAAATACTCTTCACTCGCGAGGTGCTTTGCGCGATGATCCAGCAGGCGGTCCTCGACGCCCGCAACGACACGGTATATGAATCTAAAAGCCTAAACGAGCACAGGGAGATCAACCAACGCAGTGCCATCGCTTTTCTCAACACGACCTTTTACGCAGACCTGTGCGAGGCATTGGGCGATGCGGCTGGGGTTGTCCTTCCGTCAAAGAGGATCAGACAGAAAGCACTATCATGAATAACGACAGGCCACTAATCTTTGTTTTGGGAATACTAACTGGAGCAACTTTAACCGCGATACTCAATTTGCTTTTAGAAACAAACAAATGAATAACAGACCAACACCAGAGACGGATGCTGCGCTGGCTCGACTTGTTAAAAACCAAGCCGGAAATAGCTGCGATGCTGTTGTCATTCATCATGCCCGCCGCCTCGAACGAGAGCGCGACGAGGCGCGGGAGGCCTTACGCAAGGCAATTAGATTTGTTGAGGCGTATGAGCCACACACACGGGGAGTAGAGGCAGATCAAAACGAAACTCTCAGCATTATTCGTAAAGCATTGGAGGAAACAAAATGACCGACCGACCAACACCAGAGACGGATGCTGTGCTGGCTCGGCTTGTTAAAAAACTTGAGCGCGAGCGTGACGAGGCGAGAGAGCTATTAGCAAGCGAGAAAATAACCCGCAACCATATCATAAAGCGTTCGGTTGAGGTAGAGAAAGAGCGCGACGAGGCGAGGGAAGAACGCGACAAACTCAAACAGCTTTTATCCGCAGACGCCGAGAATGTAGATGCCTATCTTGGCGTTTGCATAGAGCGCGACGAGGCGCGGGAACATCTATCTGCCGCCAAGCATTTTCTAAATAAATATATCGCAGAACGCGACGAGGCGAGAGATGCGTTGAGGGCAGTCCTTGAATTAGCCAATGACATTCCCGATGAATCGCTTGACGATTGGAAAATTAGATTTCATAAAGTTTTGGAGGAAGCAAAATGAGCAGACCTACACCGGAGACAGATGCGGCTGAATATTTAATTTCAATCGGACGAAAAAACGATCAGTGGGTGGTGAGATCAAATGTTAGTCGCAAACTTGAACGCGAGCGAGACGATGCGCGGGAGGATTTGGAATTTCGGCGGGGGCTTTACAGAGTTCAAGAGGAATATCTTGAATCTGAGAAAAACACACGAAACACGATCATCGCAAAAGGCTTGGAGCTAAAAAAGCAACTCGACGAGGCGCGGGAGGCGTTGAGGGCAGTCCTTGAATTAGCCAATGACATCCCCGATGAATCGCTTGACGATTGGAAAATTGAATTTCATAAAGTTTTGGAGGAAGCGAAATGAACAAACCTACACCAGAAACGGATGCATTTGCCGTATTTCCGTCCAGCAACGACGACAGTGATGCACCATCACCGAATGGCACTCATGTAGATTCCGACTTTGCCCGCCGCCTCGAACGAGAGCGCGACGAGGCGCGGATGGCGTTGAAACACATTGAGGAATACGGCACGGAGGAAATCAATGCCTCCGTCGAGCTACGGCAAAAGCTGGCATCCGCTTTAGTTGAGCGCGACGAAGCGCTGGAGGCGTTGATGAAGATCGAGGAAGTTTTTATCGATAGCGATGACACTTACGAAGCCTTGGGAAAAATGGGAAACATTGCCAGGGCTGCACTGGAGAGCAAAAAATATGATCCTCTCACCTGACTTTCCAGACCACTATAAGACCAAAATCTTGCTCCGACTCGCCGGTCACGCTGGCGTTTTTAGCCTGATCAAATTGTGGTCGCAATGCCAGTTTCGGCGCAGCGAGAGGCTTGACAAGTCGCCGGAGATCGTCGCAGCAATCGCGGATTGGGACGGAGATCCGATGGTATTAGATCACGCGTTGATCGAGAGTGGGTTTGCGCGTAGGGACGGAGATGCGTTGATTATGCACCAGTGGCAGGATCAGAACAAGCGCCTGTTCGCGAATAAGGAGAACGGATCGAAGGGCGGTAGGCCTAAAAATAGCGAGCTTAAGTCGTTGAAAAAGCGCTCGCCTTTTAAGCTCTAAAAAACCCAACTGAAACCCAACGATAACCCAACGATAACCCAACACTAACCATCACTGGCCTAGATAGAGTAGATATACTCTAGCGAGTATAGGCTACGCCTCTCCCGCCTACGGCGAGAGGCTAGCCTTCAGGCCAGAAAACAACACCGAAAATGCCGACGCTAAAAAGAAACGAAATCCCAGAGCCGAAAAGCGGAGTCCCCAAAGCCCCGACTGCGGAAAAGGCAGCTCTGTCGATCCTGATCCAAAACTACGAAGTTCTCGACGCAGCCAGGTGGGACTCTGATTTGTTCTTTGAGCATAGTCATCGAGTCATGCTCTCAGCTGCCAAAGAGTGTCACCACCAAGGCCACACCGCTGACATCTTCCGGCTACAGTCTGTGCTCGAAGAAAAAGGTCA